TCCTCAACAATCCAAATAATCTCCGCATCCACTAACCTCTGAATACTCTTGCCGGCCGTCTTCCGACTCACGCCGATCATCTTACTCAGATACCCTACTGCATCCGTACAACTCATACTCTCTACTCTAAACCTCTCACTCATCGCCCAAAGCAACATCTTATCCGAAGCCGTCAAATCCAACCGATCCGTCCTCCTCCGATACAACCGCCAAACTCCCTTCTTGATCTCACCATACGATCTATTAACCAACGACTGACGAACACAAGCCGAGTTTCTCTCGTCTTCTGGTACTCCGACTTCTATCCACCAAAACTTATTCATTCTTCTTCTTTTGAGAGGGCAAGCCATAGCTTGCCTCTCTCAGTATATGTACTGTATGTCTGTATGAGTCAAAAGGTTTCAACTTTGTTACCTTTTTACCATGGTGTTGAGAAGTTTTTACTCACCCTCTCTAGTCTTTTTTGGTCTCTTTTTCTTAAATATTCGATCCCAATTATCATTAAATTTCTTCTTATCTTTAATTGGTCTAGGGTAATCTCCTTTGCTCATATCAATCCCATTTTATTCCAGTTTCTTTATTCAACACATCCAATACTGGCGAATCATTACCTCTAAATAACGTCATAACAGACGTATCAACATCCCCACTATTGGTCTTAACTACGCTCGCCCTAACCACTCTTGTAGGTTCAGGTTTTACCCCTTCTTGAATACAAATCTGTTCGTAATCATTACTTAACCACATCGCTAAAGCGAACCTCATTCCGTCTACTATGCTTGAGGCGCCACGAATAGACTGCCTCGCTTCCATGCTGCTTTCCGTTCCCACCAATCCACTCTTATTCATGTGATGAATACTAAGTGTCGTAACACCTAATTGAGCCGATATACTGGCACAAAAAGAACACCACAACTGAGCCGACTCATTACTACTACTAATAGGACTGCTCGCTGATACAAAACTTTGAATAGGGTCAAATACGACTAACTTCAAATCTGGTATGGTCTTTAATTCTTCAACTAACTCTACTGCTTGAGCAGTTATATTGTCTTCAGTTAATAAGATCATAGGCTTACCATGATCAGCTATGGTGTAAACGTACACATCATAAGGTGACTCAAAACGCTCGCCTCCTTGATCTAAAGCATTAATACGTCTATGCACCTCTTCTTGATTGTCCTCCGAACTTAGAATAACGCTTGATCCAGCTTGTAATATATTTTTACCTAAAAATTTTCCTCCGCCCCTTGCTAAATTCAAAGCCAATTGAAGGGCTAAGAACGATTTACCAATACCGCCAACAGAACTTAATACTCCTGGTGATTTAAGCGGAATAAAACGGTCAACCAACCATTCGATAGGAGGAGGACTACCGACTAAGTTCTTTATAGCGTACCGCTTTATCCCTAAACCACCGCCCTCTATTTCCAACTTAACGGCCTCTAATCCTTGCTCTAAATGAAGGTCGTTAAAGTCTCCTGTAATAGAAGGTAATCTAATTATTGAATTATGAAGCGAATTTGCACACTCTTGTGCGTTCCTCTGTCCAACTCCACTAGTATCATTGTCGAAACTAATGATTAACTGCGCTCTCGTGCGCTCTCTTAACTTGGTTAATGCCTCAATCCCGAACATCGCCGAAAAAACCACGATAACGGGCAAGCCTGTCGCTAAATGTACGCTAATTCCAGTAGCTACTCCCTCAACGACTACGATTTTCTCTATATCTGATACTGAATTTAGGCTGAATCCAATGGGAAATACATTTCCTTTAACTTCTGACGCAGAAACAAACCTTTTTTCACCCTTTTTGCTTATATATTGCAGACTTCTCAACTCGCCTGTAGTAGAATTCGCAACCGGAATAATTAGATTGCCGTTTAATTCTTTCAGACCATAACTATTTTTTAACCCTTTAGCGCTTAGATAAGGATGCTCGACAATATCATTGCACAACTTAAACCTTTCATTAACCTCTTTTGCTACTTCATCTTGCCTCCGCTTTTTATCTTCTTCCCCTTGACGTATAGCTTCGTCCACTTTGGCCTTTAGAACCTGTCGTTCTGAAGCACTTAACTTATCAATCTCAACAGAAGACCACTTCCCCTGTAATCCGGTCCTCCAGTTACCCCAAACACAATTCTGATAATCTCCGGTTTCATTAAATACATACCAACCCGACCTCTCGCCAAACTTATCAGGACGCACTCCAATACTAGCCCTAACCGGGACCCGTACTAATTCTCCTGTGGTGTTTATGTAATCAACGACTAAGCCGTCATCAGTTAATTCATTGATTAATGAATCAATAGACTTCTTTCCACCTCTAAAGTGAAAATTCTCGTCTATTATTAATCCCTCTTTCCCTAAATATTTTTTAAGATCAGTCATCCTCTCGTCTTATAGTATCGAGAAGACCATTTTTTGCCAGTTCAGAGCAGTAGTTCAAATATTCCGCTACCACCTTTCCAAATAATTCCAACCTATGTTTTCTTTCCCACTCATGCAAAACGAAACTCCCTTCGTTCTTAGCTATGTCCAAGTATTTATCCTTAGTCTTGGTAACAGCGTATGAAACGGCTTTATCGTTTAACATAGCAACATAGGGTAATGATTCTCCTCTTTCTAACCTTTGTTTAATTTTTTCTAAATGCTCCACCGAGCAACTCCCATACCAACGATTGTCCAAGTGTAGTAACAGACCTCCAACTGGAGCGAGACACTCCGAACATAACGAAGGCCTGTTACTAGCTAGGGGGTAATTAAAAAGGGATTTCTTCATCCGAAGTAGACTCTTCAGCCTCTACGGGTTTAGTCTTCCCACTTGATTTTTCTTCTTTAACCGTTGGTTGAAAAGTATTACCAAAGTCATCCTTAATATCTAAGTAACCTTTCTCATTAAGGACCAGTTCAGCAGATAAGGTTTTACCAGCTAACATATCGGTATCAGTAAGACTCCCGGCAATCCCGGCTGCTTTACCTATCTTCCTTAAAGACTCAATACCAATGCCAATAGCTTTCTCGCTAGTGTCGTGTTTCATCGTACACGCATATCCAACATTGATCATGCTGTCTTCAATTTCAAATAAAAGCTTAATAGCTTCCCACCCATTAGCACCAGACACAATCTCACTTCCACAGTAAGTCATGTTATGTCTTCCCGGCTCTATCTTACTTCCACCTCCAGACGTTTCATCAACGTCAAGGTTGTGTTCATATTTCGTTAAATCTACCATATTTTTTCTCCTGTTTAACCGGGATCGTGAGTGTGGTAATCACTCAACCAATCCCTTAATTGTATTAATTTATCTTTGATGTCTTCCAATGAATCAATCGTTCCTAATGGGTAAATTTCTTCGTTAGCATCTACGTCAATTCTTTTATCAAGAACTGTTTCGCATCGCTTCAAAGAAACTACCAATTGATCAACCTCTGGATTTACATTCATTTCGCTAACATTTGCTCCCTGATTACAGACCAATCAAAAGGCAGTTCAAAGTCTAAGCCGTATCTATTCTTACTAACAAAAGCTGGACGCTCTTCAGAATAAATAATTCTGTCTCCCGCTACTGCTTTTGTATTCATCTGACCACCTTTACCTTGAACCTTTACTTCACCCAGCTTGTAGTTCGTAAAGAACACACAATCGGACCACTCTGAAATTAAAGCGGCAGATTTTGCATGAAGTTTTAATTGATTCTGGTCATAAGGACTGATCTCTGGACTCTCTACTCTCTTCACTACGTTGTGACAGATTTGCAGAATAGTCATCTTCTTCTTATTACGCAGAACATTTAGTAAATCTAAATACTGTCTGACGTACTTCAAAGTTTCTACATATCCACGACCATAGCCCGGAGTCTCAATTGATTTCCAATTGTTATCTTCACAGCACTTGGACTGCCACATTGGTTCTAGCCAGTCTAATGAATCAACTATTAATGTTTTATAAGAATGATCGTCTTTAATAAGATCGTTCAAATTATCCATAACCTGATCAAATGTTTCAGCCAATGGAAAGTGATCCACTTGTATTTTTCCTAACCCGTCTTCCGTTAATAGAAAGATTGGTTCAGGCATAGATGCACCAAACGATGACTTACCTACACCGGCCCCACCATAAAGAATTATCTTTGGCGGTTTAAGTTCAGTTTTTTTCTTTATCGCTGATAGGCTCATCTTCTTCCTCCTTCTTATTTACAACCTCTCTAAGTTGTTCCATGTAATTATTGTAGAGAATGTCATTCTTCTCTATTTCAAAATTAGCATTAGCAATCAACTCATTAGCTTGTGCGACCAACGCTTCTTTGCTGTTTTCAGTTAATTGAACCTTATTTAAAAGAACCTTACCTTCCTCAGAAAGACCAGCAATATCGTGTTGCTCTTCTTCACCAGGAAAACTAAAGGTCTCTATCTCTTTTTTTTCTTCAGACATATTTCTATTCCTTATTTTTATATGTTTCGCAGACGCTTTTTGCGGAACAAAATTTACATTGATTAACGCCAGCATTAAATACTGGCTCCTTTTCTAAACAGGCTTCGATACCTGGTTTTAGAACATTGAAACCCCAGTCAACCAAATCAGAAGCTGATATGTCCCAGCTTCTAATGGGGCCGTCTTTATGAAAGCCCAATGGTTGTACTATGGTTAATTCTATTGTCGTATTTTCATCCGCATAGCGGCTACACGCACCTAAACCGTAAATCATCAACTGCTCGTTGTGTTCAACTTCAACAGGAAATTTACCGCTCTTTAAATCTATGACGGCAATGCGATTAGTTTCTTTACCCAATATAATCGCATCACCGGTACCAAAACACTCAGGAGAAATTTCTTCTATGTGTAATTTTTGTTCTATTAATAATCTTCCGTTTAATTCTTTTACCCTACCTTCTACATAATTAACGTATTGTTCAGCACAACTAATCATGTCCTCAGTAACCTCAACTTCAAAATCTTCTACTTGTTCTTTTCTACCCAACCAATAATCACGCAAGGTTACGTTCTCTAAATTACCCTCTAACAACATCTCAACCATACTGTGAACGTAAGTACCCGATGCTGCTGCATAAGTCGTATTGCTTTCATAAGGAATGCTCTCTGATAACTGTATTGATCCGGGACAGGCCAGCCATCGTTTTGATGCAGAGGGAGAAAATCTTGCATGGCTACCCAACTTCAAACTCCTCTCTTGATAACGCAGCCCATAGTTCGGGTGTGACTGTTGAAGTGCAATTAAAATCATCAATTGGAAAAAGCTTATGCTCAAGTGCATATAGGTCTGGTATAACAACGCTCCATTGACCTCTATCAGCCCTGTGCCAAAGACATGGTAATAACTCAACCTTTCTCGCTTGCGTTGTTGTTTGTTTCCACCATTGACGTACATCGCCATGTGTAACTGCCTTTCTTCTCTTGACTTCGATAGCCCAAGGCTCTCCACCGAGTAGATCATGTCCACCACCATAAGTTTGTGAATAGTTTACTTCCAACTGTATTCCCAACAGGTCCTTGATCACTTCGATAACCTCCCTTTCGCCTCTCCGTCCTTTGTTTCTTGAGTTCAACTTTCTTCTTTTGCACGATGAACACTCCTCTCATATTCTTCAACGTCCTTGAGTTTGTATTTTACTAATCCACCGATTAAATAATGATTAATGCCCTTGCCACTGTATCTCCAATTATCTATTGTCCTTGCTGTGGGCGTTCCACCCCATCTCTTAGACAATTCTTTGGCGTTAAGAAACTGCTTTTCATTTTCATTCTTGTCCATGTTTGTACCCTTTTCCTCGTAGATGTATTATTATACCCACATTGAATACTTTTTTGGAACCCCTAAATAGAAAAAAGTTTTCAACATTTGCAAATTGGTTTAAAAAATAAAAAAAAGTTTTTTAAAAAAAAATTAATTTTTGTCAATATGAAAAAGTTAGCAACACAAAAACAAGTCAATGGGTCGCATTATAAAAACAAAGGTATACAACCTTTGGAATATATCTTGTCCAATAAACTTTCATATTGTCTTGGCAACGTAGTTAAGTATGTAACAAGAAACAAAGAAGATAAGATTCAAGACTTGCTCAAAGCAAAACACTACATAGATTTAGAATTAGAACTCGTACATGGAAGAGACGGAGAAGGTAATTGGCTGGACCCGGACACGGAAGAAAGGTTCCCCAAAAATAATGTTGATATAACGGAGGTGTAGTTATGAGCGACTATACTAATAAAGTAAGAGTGACTGGCGAAGTCAGTAGTCTTAGTGATAATCCTTGTATTTCAGTATGCAGCTTGACCTATGGTTGCGGCGATAAATGTGTTTGTGGTCGTAATATGTCTCAGGTTTCTAACTGGAATGAATATGATGACGTTACCAAGAAATTGATTGTGATGAACGCAATTGAAGATAAGAAGTCTTTTCCAAGACAGAAGCTTAAATTTCTTGCTGATGAGTATGGGATTTCAGTAGATACTGCTAGAAAAATATTCGTACTGGA